GACTGTGATTTCATAGGTCGATCCGGCGACGGCGCTCGGTCGAGCTTCGACCACCCTACAGTAGTCGATTCCTACGTAGGGTGGTGGAACAAGTGCGGGTTTGCAGAGCAACAGAAACATGAGACTTATAGTAGATGAAGATATTAGCCATCGATATCGGATATCACAACATAGGCATTTGCTATGCCGAGTGTAAACCCGACGTCAAAGTTGAAATCATAAAGAAGGTGTCCCTCGAGGAATATAAATTCGCCACGGACTCCAATGAACTTGTCGATCTCGTTCCCGCATTCTGCGAAGACCACGCGTTCCTGTTCGACGCTGCGGACGTCGTGCTCATCGAACGTCAACCACCCCACGGTCTCAAAGCGATCGAGGTGCTCATGCATTTCATGCACAAATCGAAAGTCGTGTTGGTGTCACCGAATTCATTGCACGCACATTTTGGGATGGGACATCTGAATTACGAAGAGCGGAAGGAACGAGTCGAGAAGATAGCTTCGCATTACATCAAACACCTGGAGTGTCCGTGGGAACGCAAACACGACATCGCCGACGCCGTGTGCATGGTCGTGTATTACCAGTTCAGACACACCGTGCATTTTTTCGATCGGTTTAGATTTAGGTTGTGATATTACATGATCTGCTGCTCATGCTTTTCTTTTCTCAGGGTACAACAACACATGTACGATCAGGGAGAGTGCGGATTCATATACAAAGTCAAGTCCGTGGAGCGCGTCGTGGACGGCGACACAATGGACGTCGTTTTGGACTTGGGCTTCGACACGCTCACAAAACAACGCGTGCGTCTGTTGGGAATCGACACCCCGGAATCTCGCACCAGGGATGAGACGGAGAAGAAATTCGGGTTGTTGTCCAAGAAGGTTCTGAAGGATTTCGTCCAAAAGTCCAAGGATAACAAAAACGCGTGGTTGGAGTTGCGGTGCAAGGAGCGCGACAGTCGCGGTAAATTCGGTCGGGTGTTGGCGGAGGTGTGGTACGTCGACGGTGATACGAAAGTTAACATCAACAAACACATGTGCGACGAAGGGTTCGCCGTCCCGTACGTCGGACAAAACAAAAAAGACGTCGAAGCGTTACACTTAGAAAATAGAGAAAAAGTCAGACATATGCTCGAGGAATGATGAAGGTCATCTTTGCGTTCCCTGGAAGCACATTTTCCGGCGATTTCCTGAAAAATTGGTCCGACACGATCGTGTATCTCACGTCGCGTGGGTACCAAATCTCCATGATCAACGCGCAAAGTTCGTTCGTGCCGTTTTGTCGAATGAAGACGTTAGGTCTGAACGTCCTTCGCGGACGCGATCAGGTACCGTTTAATGGAATGGAATTCGATGTGTGGATGACGATCGATTCCGACGTCATGTTCACACCCCAACAGGTCGAAACCATGCTCGAGAATACGAAGAAATACCCGGTCGTGTGTGGTCCGTACATCATGCAAGACAACGTTCACTTGGCGGTCGTGAAAGATTGGGACATGGAGAAGATGGGTCGCGACGGCACGTTTCATTTCATGACAAAGTCAGAGCTAAGCGATTCGACGGATCGCTACATCAAAGTCGCGTACGCCGGCATGGGGTTTTTCGCGGTTCGTCGCGAGGTTTTCCACAGCCCGCAATTAACCTACCCTTATTTTCATCGACCCCTCATCGAATTCAAATCACATAAGGGTGTTGCGTGTCAAGATATGTCATCCGAAGACGTTTCGTTTTGCCTAAATCTCGCAGATGCAGGGTTTGGAATCTTCGTCGACACACAGACGAGGGTGGGTCACATGAAGCCAGTCGTCCTCACATGTTGACCCATGAACATTCCGTCGTGTGGAGTCTGCGTGGACTACAAAGACGCACTACGGGCAGATCACCCAACGTGTCTTCGACGCCACATCCACAAGTGCGCGTTGAGTACGTTTGAGCTCTTGTCCAGAGCTTTGCAGTCACCAAAATGTTTTAATTATTTACACTCTGGGCATGTCGAGGTGGGACTATCTAGGTTTAACAACGCGCTCCGTACACGTCACGCCGCCTCCACATGACCCCGTAATCGTTTGTTCCGGGCATGTCGGAGTTGTCGGCACCTTTGGCACCGTTGTACTTACACTTGACGAAGGTGACGTTCCCAAAGCGCACGTGTTCGTCGCTTCCGTGCGAACCGACCATCACACGCGACGGGTGGGCTCGAAGGTAGTCCACCGCGGCGTTCATGTACGCCCCCGGTCCCGTGGGATAGAGACAGTCAAGACCGTAATGATTGTGGTCGACATTCCACAATATGAGGTCGATCATTTTTTTTGAAATTGCATGCGATGGCACCGACCCTATGAACGCCGTGTACAGACACATCTGGTTCGGCGGACAGTCGGTGCTCGTGTAGTATTCTTTGAGCCCGTTGTCATAAAACACATCGAGCGACTGTAAACACACCTGACGAAGATCGCTGTACCACCCACCATCCTTGTACATGATGAGATGGCGCATGAGGTCACACTTGTACGAGTAGGGTTTCAGTCTCTCATACGCCTCGAGCACGTGATCGTCGAAATTGTCTTTGATGTACTGCACGCAATCGTCCCCGGAGTACATCTTGATTTTGTATCCAGGGTTTTTCCGATACCACGTCTCGAGTGCTTTCTTCAGTCCGTCCGGGAAGGTGGGCATCTTACCTCCATCGACAATGCATACCTTGTGAATGACTTTGGGTATCATGGTTGACTTAAACAACTCGATAGTTTTTAAGTTACATCATGACGGTCGTCGATTGTTTCACATTTTACAACGAACTCGAACTCCTTCGGAAGCGTCTGGAGTATTTGTCACCGAAGGTTGATAAGTTCGTGCTCGTGGAATCAACAAAGACCTTCCGGGGAAACGACAAACCGTTGTTCTACGCCGACAACAAGGATGATTTCGCGGAGTGGGCGGACAAGATCGTACATATCGTGGTGGAAGACAATCCCGAGGGTGACGATCCGTGGGCGCGCGAGAAGCATCAACGGAATTGTATCACTCGAGGGTTGGATCAACTCGACTTACAACCGGAAGATTTCGTCATGATCGGTGACGTGGATGAAATCCCATCCATTGATTGGGTCGGGGTCATGCCCGAGGGTGCGGTCGTCGTCACTGCCCACATGTATGCGTTCGAGTACAGTCTGAAATGGATGCAAGTCGTCGAGCCGTGGTTCGGAACTGTCATCGCTCGCTACAAATTGTTCTCGGACGGCGAACACGTCGTGCCGCAATTTTTCCGAGACAAGCGTTGGCACTTCCCATACGCCCAACACGCCGGATGGCACTTTTCATCGTTCGGGTCGACCGATCACGTGTTCAACAAGATTAACAATTTCAGCCACTGTCACGACGACAGCGTGGCACCGGTGACGAAGGAACAGTTCGCCGATCACTACACGAACGGTCGATCGACCGACGGACGATTCCATCACCAACCCACACCCGACAGCGTCATCGAAAAAGTCCCAGACGTGTTAAAGAGCTGGAGCGATTACTGAAGAAGAATGAGAGTCCTCGTTTTGGGTTCGAGAGGGATCGTCGGAAAGGGTGCGGTGCGGGCGCTCGAGGAGGCTGGACACGAGGTGGTGGAATGGGACATCAAGATCGACCCGATGCATGATTTGCGCCGAGAAGAGTGCGTACCCCATCTTCGAATGATCGTCGACGCGTGCGATTTCACATTCTTCTTGGCGTACGACGTGGGCGGGGCGAAATACCTGAAGAAACCTTCGACGGAATTTTTGGACAATAACGCTCGGATGATGACGAACACGTTTCGAGCGTTGAGCGGTCACCCGTTCGTCTTCGCGTCGACGCAAATGTGGAACATGGATCATCCGTACGGCACACTGAAACACTTGGGCGAACACTACACCCGATTGCTCGGCGGTATCTCCGTGCGACTGTGGAACGTGTACGGGTACGAGGAGGTTTCCGAGAAGTCGCACGTCATCGCCGATTTCATACACAAGTTCAAGACGACCGGGAAGATCGAACTGTTGACGAACGGGCAGGAGGTTCGACAATTTTTACACACGAAGGACTGTGGAAGGTGTCTCTTGGCGATCGCAGAAAATTTCAAAGAGATCAAGTCGACTCGGGATCACGTGGACGTGTCGTCGTTCGAGTGGATCACCATCTTGGATCTCGCGAGAATGATCACACCCAACAGTTTCGTTCGGAGTTTCAACGATCCCACACACACCTTGCGCGAGGATCCCGATCGATTCATACTCAACTATTATTACCCTCACGTCTCGTTAAAGGATGGGGTCGAAGACATGATAAATGAATACGATCGTCGACAAAACGCTCAACGGTGATGGTGACAGCGATCGTCACCTGACGACCCTTTTCGGGATGGTGTTGGGACAACGCCCCAAGCGCATTCTCGAGTTGGGCGTGCGCGGCGGGAGCACGACGCTTCCACTTTTGATGGCGGCGAAAGCGGTCGGGGCGAAGGTCGTGAGCGTGGACGTCCAACCGACGATGTTCCAGTGTCCCGAAGAATTGCTCCCACACTGGGAATTCATCCAGATGGACGCGCTGAAATATTTGGCGGAATTGGATAAATCAATCGTCCAGGATTTCGTGTACGTGGACGACTGGCACTCCTACCCACACGTGGCGAAGGAATTGGCGCTGTTGGACGAGTGCGTGACGCCTTCGAGCATCGTCGTCCTTCACGATTGCATGTACGGAACGACACCGTATTACCACAGCGATCTCACGTCAAACGCGGGGGCGCAGTGGGAAGGGGGTGGTCCGTATCGCGCAGTCGCCGAGTTGAACCCACAGTTTTGGGAGTTCGCGACGATGCCGTGGAACAACGGTCTGACGATTTTACGTAAAAAGTATTCGAGTAGATATCACAAAGTTTAATTCCAAACGAAATGAATCTCACAATTCCCATACACAGCCGCCGTGTACCCGAACGTGGAGAATCCAACCATGTCTTTGGGTGACCCCGCGGTCACACACACGGTCGTACACTGTGAGAGGAGGAACCAGTCCACGTACGCGTGCGTCGCGTCTTTCTTCCCTTTGAATTCCCTGGACGCGATGACGATCTCGGGCACGTCGTACGTTCGAATTTTCGTCGGGTATTTCTCGACGAGTTCCTTCTTCAGTTCCAGACTATCACTCGCCAAGAAGATCGGTTCGTCGGTGCGTTCGATGATGTCGATGAATTTTTGCAACCCATCGTCACTGCACATCAGCATGGGCGTTTTCTTGTCGATGTCTTCAGAGTTTCCGACGTGTTTGGAGTCAGTGCCGTAGGCGGCGCGTCGGA